GGGAAATTCAACACACTACGAGAAAGACTTAAGTAGTGCGTCGACTATGGTATCCAATGAACTGAGATACCGGTCTGTCTAACGATCCGACCGTGACCCCCAGAAACGGGGATAACGGTACAGCTCCTCAACGAGCGGGTTCCTCCTCGACCTGAGGGGGACCTTCGTTGTCCTGCCTGCTTGACGTCTCGAAACACCGGACGTCGCTCGGGTAACCCAAGTCGCTCCTCAAGTTTTTCGAGGAATTGACTAGGGCGAAGCCCATCAAAAGGACGAGCAGCATTATGATCATAAACAGGATCAGAACGCTGAGCATCCCCAAGATTTCGCCAGAGGTACGGGGCATGGCGGTTTTCCTCCATATCAGTTGGTATAAACCGACTGTATTTGAAAGAGACCTGACCGTGCTTTCCAAACTTTATCGGCGAGAGGCGATATGTTAAACCTAACACATCGTATGGGCTGGAGCACTTGACCCCTGCTGTATCGGGGAAATCCGGAGGCACTCGCAGAATACCGCGAGATACTTCGGACGCCTCATTTAAGAGGAAATCAAGGGCAAGCGGGACCTCTTCATCCCACCAACGGCGTTTCAGTCCGTTGATGAGAGTGTAGAGGAACTGTTCATAGGCCTTTCGGTCCATGTTGGATCCTCGCTCGTTCTTCGGTTGGAACGGGCGAACGTCCACTCCCATGAAGTAGTCTGCTCCACAGGACTCTCTGAACGGACCCGAAGCGAACGTCTTCTCTGCATTTATCTTCAATGATAGGTGTCCGAAGACCCTCATCACAAAAGGATGCAAATTAACGTCATAAACGAGGTCGTCCCCGTAGACACTCACTAATGAGCGTCCACCGGAATAAGCCTCACTTATAGCTTTGAGCAAGCACAGAAAGATCAACGTTTGAAGCGGAAAGGTAAAGCCTATCCCCATTGTGCAGAATGTCGGTGTTTTGACGACTGTACCTGAAGGGAGCTTCACTTTATCGATCCTACCGCGGTTCAATTCTTCGAACCAACGTTTGGGTACGATAGCCTTGACAAGGGCGAGTGTAATGTTATCACTCGCCAGGCTCTGGTCAGCAGTTACAAGTTTCCCTGTTATGCTGCCCAGTCGGGCGTACTCACCATGGGCCCTTTGCAGGGTCGTGATGTCGTAGCCCGCCGCTTTCAACCGTCGCGAAATTACCTTTCCAAGACCGTCACTATAAAACGTGCCGATCGTTGTGTTTGGCATAATGCTTCGCAACGATTTAAACGTCTTTGGGACAAAAGACAGAGCCAGCGTGTCAACCTCGCTGAACGGGGCGCTTTTCTTCCCCGCCTGTGAGCATATATACTGCAATGCGCTCACGTCCTCGGACAAAACAACGTCCTTGAACCACGAAATATGATCCACGGAACCAGATATGGGGCAC